AGCAAACGGTGGCTACATGGGTAGCTTTATAAAATTAGATGTAGATGGAAAAACAATTGGTAATCCAAGTTTAAAAAAATATTACAAAGGTATGATATAATGAGAAAACAAGATAACATGCCAGCAAGAAATAAAAAAAATTTCAGGTCTACAAAATCTGGAGCAGGTATGACACGAGCCGGTGTCGCTGCCTATAGAAGAAAAAATCCCGGTTCTAAATTAAAAACAGCGGTCACTGGCAAAGTCAAACCAGGATCTAAAGCTGCAAACCGACGTAAGTCGTATTGCGCACGTAGCGCAGGACAAATGAAAAAGTTTCCAAAAGCTGCGAAAGATCCTAATTCAAGACTTCGTCAGGCAAGAAGGAGATGGAAATGTTAAAGAAAAAAAATGCAATTAAAAAAGTAATTAAAGGATTGGGCAAAGCAGTTAAAGCTCATACTAAACAAGCTAAAATGTTGAAAGGAGCCATAAATGGCGGATCCAAAAAAGGGAACGGGAAAAAAACCTAAAGGTTCTGGAAGACGGTTATATACAGACGAGAATCCTAAAGATACTGTCGGTATAAAATTTGCAACACCTGCAGATGCAAGTGCTACGGTTGCAAAAGTAAAACGTGTTAACAAACCATTTGCTAGAAAAATTCAAATATTAACTGTTGGAGAACAGCGTGCCAAGGTTATGGGTAAATCAAAAGTCGCTGCAATTTTTAAGAAAGGTAAGGAGACAATTAGAAATGCGAGACGCAATAATACAGGCACTGGAAGATAGATACAACGCACAAATATCTGAAGCAGACGCAACTCTTAAAATCTATTTAGAGAATAGTGTTGGTATAGGAGAACATCCTCAACACATAGATGAAGTAGATAAATTAATTGAAAAAATTGCAACTGCAGAAGAAAAACTAAAAACACTAAAGGAGTTTAGATTATGATGGATCCGTTAGTAGTTGTAGCTAAAATACAAAAAATGATGCGAGATAGCTTACAAAGAGTTGGTGATGCCATGATTAGCGGTGGTGTTGACAATATGGAAAAATATCAGTATATGTTAGGACAAGCAAGAACATATCAATATCTATTACAGGAAATCTCTAACCTGCTAGAAGAAAAGGAGCAAAAAGATGAACAAGGAAACGTTATCGACATCAAAGGAAGTCCCAAAAATTAAATTGGCACTTCAAGAAAAATATGACAAAGAAGCAAAGGCAGAACCAGAACCTTTGAATCCAGACAATATACAAAAACAAAAAGAACAACTGCCCGACCCTAGTGGCTGGCGACTTTTAGTTTTACCTTTTACACCGAAAGAGAAAACTAAAGGTGGAATAATTATTGCACAAGAATCATTAGAAAAATTACGTATCGCTACAAACTGTGGCTATGTTTTAAAAGTTGGACCCTTAGCATATTATGATAAGGAAAAATTTCCAACAGGTCCTTGGTGTAAAAAAGGTGATTGGGTAATTTTTGCAAGATATGCAGGATCAAGACTACCAATTGAAGGCGGTGAAGTCCGTCTATTAAACGACGACGAGGTTTTAGGAACTATAGATGATCCTGAAGCAGTGTTGCATAATATATAACATAGAAGGAGATAACTATGCCAGACGTAGAAGAAAACAAACAAGAGCTAGTTGATATTGATACATCAGGTCCTGATGTTGATGTTCAATTAGAAGAACCAAAAGAAACGAAAGTAGAGGTCGAAAATGAAAATGTTAAAGACGATAATAAGTCCGATGACACACCTGAGAAACTTGATGTCAAGCCTGATGTTCGAGATGGTAAGGACGACAAAGAACAAGTTAAAGAGGAACCTAAAAAAGAAGAAGAACTAGAACAATATAGTGAAGGCGTTCAAAAAAGAATTGCTAAACTAACTAAAAAATGGCGTGAAGCAGAAAGACAAAGAGAAGCTGCTTTAGAATACGCTAAAGGTGTTCAAGACGAACATTCTAAATTAAAAACAAAAGTATCTAATTTAGAACCTAGTTATGTAAATGCAATGGAAGGTAAAGTTATATCTGGCCTACAAGCAGCGCAAGCAAAATTAGTTGCTGCAAGAGAAGCTGGTGATATCAAAACTGAAGTTGATGCACAAAAAGAAATAGCAAGACTAGGTGTTGAAGAGGCACGAGTTGCTGGAATGAAGCAACGAGCGGCAGCTGAAATGAAACAGATTAAAGAACCTGTTAAATCATTAGATCAAGCAGTAGCACCTCAACAAGCAGCACCAGATCCAAGAGCCGAAGAATGGGCTGAAAAGAATTCTTGGTTTGGTCAAGATAGTGCAATGACATATACTGCGTTTGATTTACATGAAAAACTAACTAAAGAGGAAGGGTTTGATCCTGCTACTGATGAATATTATGCTGAGGTAGATAAGAGGATGAGACTTGACTTCCCCCACAAATTTGGTAATACTGAACCAAAGGAAACGACTAAACCTACTCAAACTGTAGCGTCAGCTACGCGGAGTGTAAAACCAGGTCGCAACACAGTGAGACTCACTTCATCTCAAGTAGCAATTGCTAAAAAATTAGGAGTGCCATTAGAAGAGTATGCGAAACAATTAAAAATCACGAAGGAGGCATAAGCATATGAATACAGATAAAATAAAAACTTCCCGTGCGAGTCAAACTAGAGTTAAGACAGCTAAAAAAACAGTTTGGACTCCACCGTCATCTTTAGATGCACCCCCTGCACCAGATGGGTTTCATCATAGATGGATAAGAGCCGAGACTATGGGTTTTGATGATACAAAAAACATGGCCGGTAAACTGAGATCAGGTTACGAATTAGTGAGAGCTGATGAATATCCTGAAACAGATTATCCAGCTATTAACGATGGAAAATACAAGGGCGTGATCGGAGTTGGTGGCCTATTGCTGGCTAGGATATCGATAGAGTTAGTTAAATCGCGTGAGGAATATTTTAGTAAACTCACAAAAGCAAAAGACGAAGCGATTGATAACGACCTCTTGAAGGAACAGCACCCAGGTATGCCTATCGATGTAGATAGACAGACTCGTGTAACCTTCGGTGGTACAAAAAAAGACTAATAATTTTTTAGTAATTTTTGCCAACGAATAAATTAACCGTTTACCTTTGGTAAACAAATGGAGATAATAATATGGCAAACCAAGACGCAGCTTTCGGATTAAAACCCTTGGGCAAAATTGGTCAATCAGCTGATAACAACGCCGCTACTGAGTATGAAGTAGCAGCATGTGCATCTGCTTTTGCTCAAAACGATTGTATGGTAGCTCTAGCAGCTGGTACAGTTGGAATTGGAGCAAACACAGACAACGGAGTTCTTTTGGGCTCTATGCAAGGTGTTTTTTTCACTGACGCGACTACAAGTAAACCGACTTTTGCTAATCACTTAGTGGCTTCAAACGCAGCTACTGACATTAAAGCATTTGTCACTGACGATCCTTTTCAAGTTTATGAAATACAATCGGCAGCAACTGGCGCAACTCAACAATTAGACGTTTTCACAAACGCTGATTTAACTGTTTCGGCAGGTGTTACACCGCATTTCGTTTCTAAAACTGAATTAACGGATACACAATCAACAACTACAGCTAACTTGCGAATTATCGGAGTTTCTGACGATCCAGACAATAGCGATTTATCATCAGCTAATTGTAACTTTAAAGTGATCATTGCAGAACATTTCTATATGACCGCAACTGGCGTATAATAGCAGAATAGGAGAATATAAATTATGGCTATATCAAGAGGACAACTAGTTAAAGAACTAGAGCCAGGTTTGAATGCACTATTCGGCTTGGAGTACAACAACTATGCTAATGAGCATGCGGAAATTTTCGACACTGAAAACAGTGACAGAGCTTTTGAAGAAGAAGTAATGTTATCTGGTTTCGCGAATGCACCAATCAAAGCTGAAGGAACTTCAGTTTCATTTGATAATGCACAAGAAACTTTCACAGCTCGTTACACACATGAAACACTTGCTTTGGCATTTGCAATCACTGAAGAAGCTATCGAAGATAATCTTTACGATAGACTCGCTTCTAGATACACAAAAGCTTTAGCGAGATCAATGGCTAACACTAAACAAGTGAAAGCTGCTAATGTGTTAAACAACGCTTTTGCGACTGCAAACGGTGGAGATGGAAAAGCACTATGTGCTACAGATCACCCTATCGCTGCAGGAACAGACAGAAATGAATTGTCTACTGCGGCGGATCTTAACGAAACTTCATTGGAGCAATCATTAATTGATATCGCTGCAATGACTGACGAAAGAGGTCTAAAAATTGCGTCTCAAGGAGTGAAAATGATCATTCCTTCTGCACTTCAATTTACTGCAGAAAGATTAATGAAATCTTCTGGAAGAACTGGAACAGCTGATAATGATATCAATGCAGTTGTATCTAAAGGAATGATTCCACAAGGATATGTGGTTAACCATTACTTAACAGATACAGATGCGTTCTTTATCAAAACAGACGTGCCTAATGGATTAAAACATTTCGTTAGATCACCGATGAAAACAGCTATGGAAGGTGACTTCACAACTGGAAACGTAAGATACAAAGCTAGAGAGAGATACTCATTTGGGTTCTCTGACTGGAGAGGTATTTTCGGATCACCAGGAGCATAATCATAACATTTTTGTGGCGGGACATAGTTCCGCCACAATTGAATTTTAGAAAGACATAATCATGAAACAATTCACAGTGAAAATATGGGCATACGATCATTACGCAAACTTTAATGTTTATGCGGAAGATAATGCTGTTTCTCTTGAAGAATCAATACTTGACAAATTGGGAGAAAAGAGTATAAGCTGGGAATATCTCGGAAACAACTATAATAACGAGATAAGTCGAATAACCTTTGAGGAGGCTGTTGATGATACAAGACCTATACAAACAAAAAAGGTCCTTGGAGTTGAAGTGGGAACAAGAGCATATTAACGAAGATAGATATACTCTTAACATGGTTAGACTTGATGATAAAATCAGACAAGTTATT